GGATCTGGAATTGACTCTAAGTCTGACTCCAAACTCGTCGTTGCAGGCAAGATGCTGCGCCTACAAGACGCGGTGTTTGCCTCCGAAGAAGGGTCAATCCAAAAGCGCAATGGGTATGACGTCCTCACTAACGCGGTGATTGGTGGTGGGACTCTTTCTAACACCAAGATGGTTGCTAGCTTTAGGGATCAGCTGGTTCGCCAAGATAGTGGTCGGCTTTATTCCTACTCATCCGAAGCCCCTGGATGGGCTGATGTGGGTTATTACGTAGGCGCGCGAGTAAGCTCAGAGACGGTCTCAGGGTCCACGTCTAACCAAACCCTTCCTAGCTCGGTTGCCTTTGGCGACTACATGATTCACACCTGGAATCAACGTAACCCAACCTCGGTAGACTCAACGTTTGCCAACATGATTTACGTCAAAGACAGCACGACGGATGGAGTCCTACTCTCTCCCCAGCGTACCCGAGACCTAGCATCGTCCGGCTTGGGCAACATCGGTAACTTCCTTAACCAGCCTGCAAACGTCTTTGTTCTAGGCGGGGTAACCCCAGCCCTTGTTGTGGCGGACGGGACTGGACCCTCTCCCTTAACCCTCCACCTCCTCACCCTTTCAATCTCCGCCTCTGGTGTTACTGTCCCATCGTCTGTATCAATCGGGTCTGTCAGGACTCAGACCGTAGGTGGGTTTACGGTTCCTGTGTTTCAAGCAGAGTCAACCTCTACGGGAGGCGTAGTTGCTTACGCAGACGCATCAAACCAGATCCTCGTTAAGACCATCGATACCGCTGGTGCGGTTGTTAACACTTATACGTTAACCGGGGTTCTTACGATCAAAGGGATCACGATCAAGGTCGCGTCTGACGGCAACATCTGGATCTACTACGCAGAGGACACGGGCGGAGGAACGGACAACGTCAAGTACTTCATTGTCTCCTCGACTGCGACTCTGGTTTTGGGATCAACCCTCATTGAGAACATCACGATCGCCGCTCAAGCCTCTGTGATTGAGGTCAGCACAACCTCTCAGCAGGTGTTCTACACGATCGGGAACACTGGATCCGGTATTGATAGCTGCCAAATTAGGTACACGACAGTTACCTCTACTGGGACGGTCGCATCGCCCCGTTCCGGGATAACCAACCCAGATCTAGCGTCTAAGCCCTTCACCTACGACTCTAGGAATTACATTCTGGGGATTTACCGGTCATCGGTTCAAGGGACCTACATTCTCCTCGACGTAACCGACCCTACGGATATTCAGTTTACCGCCAAGGTGTTCCAAGGCGAGGCGTTTAGCTTCTTCTCACAGACCATAGGAGCCCTAACCAAGGTCTTTGGGTCAGCTGCTGCAACTCCGTTTGGTTATACGGCTAGGCCCATCTCTTTGGCGTCAGGCCGATACGGCTTTACCCTGGCCAGAGTTGTAGCCAACCAGATTCTAGGGAGTGTCACACAGCTCACTAATACAAGCTTTGCCACCTTTGACTTTGAGAACAACGAGCTTTACCAGTCCATTGAGGCCGCTGATTGCCTTATTTTCAATGGCGGGATCGTCAGGTCTTACGACGGGGTGGCGCTTAACGAGCTTGGGTTTACTCTTTACCCAGAGGTCGTGAGCATCAGTGCTTCTGCTGGTGGCGCATTGAGTGCTGGGACATATCAATACGCGGTTGTTCTTGAGTGGACAGACAGCCAGGGGAATAACTACCAGTCAGCGCCCACCTTTGCGAGTGTAGTGAGCCCAGCTTCTGGGCAGGTGTCTATCACTACCTATGTCACCTACACAGGTAAGAGACTCCCATTCCGAGCATCCTTAGCTATTTACAGAAGCCAAGCAAACGGGACGGTCCTTAACTTAAGGAACAAAACCCCAACGGTTGTGAATACGGCGTTCACCGACACCGCAGCGGATACCGACATTGTCTCGAATAACACCCTGTATACAACTGGCGGAGTGATTGAGAACGTTGCTCCTCCTCCTGCGATCTCCCTTACGGTGAGAAACAATCGGGTCTACCTGATCGACTCCTCTAATCAGAATACGATCTGGTACAGTAAAACAATTCAGAACAAAGTAGGCCTGTCATTTTCAGACCTCTTTATTCAAGACGTCACCGAGGTTGCGGGCCCGTGCATTGCTGTGGCGGCCATGGATAGTAACTTGGTGGTCCTTGCTGAGAAGTACCCTCTCGTCATTCAAGGCGAGGGAGCAAACGATACGGGGACAGGGTCAACCCTCACCCCAGCCCAAGCGATTCCTTCTGATGCTGGATGTACTACGTCTAAGGGCGTGATCGTGTTTCCGGGTGGAGTCATTAGAAAAACGCTTAAGGGGATCTACCTACTGGATCGCTCTCTAGCCGATAAGTACTTCGGGTATGAGGTTGAGCGCTACAACGATCAGGACATTACGAGTACAACTCTCTTACCGAAGGTGACGCAGATTCGGTTCCTCACCTCGTCGGGGCTGACCCTGGTTTACGACTACTTCTATAATCAATGGGGTACGTTTACCAACCATGAGGGTCTGAGCTCTTGCGTCTGGCAGGACACGTATGTTTACGCTCGAGCAAGCGGTGAGGACATCTATAAAGAGCACGTGGGGTATTATCTAGACGATACTACGGCTTTTGCTCCCCTCCTCCAGACAGCGTGGTTAGCTCTGTCGAGCGTCCAGAACTTCCAGCGGGTAAAACGATTCGGGATGCTGGGGTCGTTTACCAATGGGGCGTCGGCAAGCCATGCGGTTCAAGTCTCCGCTGCCTATGACTTCTCAACCACCTTCAGTACGCCCATCTCGTTTACGTTTGGAGCTGCGTCTGCGTCCGGGAGCTACCAGTACCGAGAGAGGCTCCCCGTTCAGAAGTGTGATGCGATCTCGCTCCTAATCGAGGAGATCACAACGGGAGACTCTGCCGAACAGATCACATTTACGGACATGAGCTTTGACGCGGGAATGAAGAAGGGGCTTCGCAAGATGCCGACAACCCAGAGCGTAGGATGATCACCGTTAGAGCCTATGACCCTCGTAAAGACTACGAGACGCTCACGGTTTGGTGGGATGGCCACGGGGTTGAGCATACCCCAGACAATCTCCTCCCCGCCTTTGGGCTGGTTGTCCCGGGTGTCTGTGCCGGGTTCCTTTACCAGACTGATTCAGATCTAGCGCTGATCGAGGGGCTGATCTCTAACCCCGAAACGAGCGCACAGATAAGAGATGAAGCGCTTGACGATCTAGTTACGGCGCTTTGCGTTCAAGCGAGAACGCTAGGCTATCAGGCCATCTCCGGATTCACCCAGGTCCCTAGGGTGGCCTCCCGGGCGCAGCGACATGGATTTAAAATAGGCGATGGGACTTATCAGCTCGTAACGCGGAGGCTTTGACTATGGGTTTTGTTGCAGATGCATTCGGAGCCAACACGAACGAGGTTAAACCCGTAGTCCAGGCGCAAACGATCGCCCCTCCCACGAATATTACCGCTGACCAGGGCTACCTCCAGCAGCAGCAAGCCTTTGCTCAGGCGCTCCAAAATCAAATGAATGGCCAGGGTCCGAGCCTCGCATCCACGATGCTCCAGAACCAAGCCCAACAGAACGCGGCCCAGGCGCTTGGGATGGCTGCGGCTAACCGCGGCTCTAACGCCGGTCTTGCCCTACGCCAGGGCCTCCAGGCGGGCGCCCAGGGCAACCAGCAGGCCGCACAGCAGGCCGCAACCGCTCGCGTGCAAGAGCAGCTCGGTGCGACTGGGATGTATGGAAACCAGATCAATGCGCTCCAGCAGCAGAACCTGGGGATCCAAGGGGCTAACCAGCAAGCGGCGTTCAACGCAGCTCACGCCAACCAGCAGGCGGCTCTCGGGGCCTCCCAACTCAACACGCAGATTGCGCAGGGCAACGCTAATAACAACATGGGCATCGCAGGCGGTATTATCGGCGGTATCGCTGGAGCCGCACCTACGATGATGAGCGGCGGGATGATGGCCCACGGCGGAATGATTAAGGGGTATGCGGGTGGTGGACCCGTCCTCCCCCTCTCCCTCGCTCCGGTCGATAACTCGGGGGCGCAGGCGTTTGCTAGGGCGCTCGGTGCGGCTGGAACATCCGTAGGGAAGATGGCGAACCAGATTTCAAAGAGCGGCTCGACTCCCATGACCGATCAAAGCTACCAGATGCCTGAGATGGGCAACCAGTTTGCTGGTCAAGCACCTACCCTAATGCCCGGCGCAGCCGCGGCAGCCCCCGGCCCTTCGCTCGGTATGGGTCAGCTTGGATCCGGGTATCAGCTGCCCGCCCAAGCGCCGAACGCCTTTGGGGTCGCATCCCGATTCAAGCAGGGCGGTAAAGTTCCGGGTAAGGCCAACGTCCCTGGCGACTCGCCTAAGAACGACACGGTCCCCATCATGGCCTCCCCCGGTGAGATTGTGATCCCTAGGTCCCATGCAACCGACCCCGATAAGGCCAAGGCTTTCGTTGAGCAGGAGCTCAAGAAGCGCAAAGGCAGCGGGAAGTCATCGGGCGCACACCAAAGGATGATGGCGGCCCACAAGGCTCTCGGTGAGGCCATTGCGGGGATGGCTGACGGAGGTGAGGTTGAGCTCCCGGAGGCGCCCTCTGATCTAGAGATTGAGCCCATGGCAATGCCCAATCCCCAACCGACTGGGCAACAACCCTTAGCATCGCCTCCCGTAATGCCTTCGATGCCACAGCCTGATCGCTCAGCTGAGCCGCTTGAGATCGAGGCACTCCCTCAGGTGACCGCAGGTATGGAGCAAGGTGCGACGAGCCAATCAGTCGCAGCCCCCCAGCAAAAGCCGATGACTCTTGCGGAGGAGCTGCGCAAGTACGAGGGCCAGCAGGCCGGTGCTGCAATGACTGGCGCCCAAGCCGAGGCTGAGAAGCAAAAGAACACCGCCGATGCCCTCGCCCGCGAAGCGGAGAGCTTGCGGTCCGCGCAGGTGAAGTATCAGGAAAACTTTGATGCTCTCACTAAAGAACATGACGCCCTGATTGATCAATACCAGTCGGGCAAGATCGACCCCCATCGCGTGCTGGGTAGCACGGGATCAAAGATTGCCGCAGCCATCGCGATTGCGCTGGGTGGGCTAGGGCAGGGGCTATCTAAAAGCGGGCGTAACATGGGTCTCGATGCGATCAACAAAGCGATCGATGATGATATTAACGCCCAGAAGGCGAACCTCGGTAAAACGTCAAACCTTCTCACGCTCAACATGCAGCGATTCCACAACCTTGACCAAGCCCTTGCCGTGACCCGGATGCAAAAACAGGCCGCAACCCAAGCCTTAATTGGACAGTACGCCGCTAGGTCGGGTTCCCAGCAGGCAATTGCAGCAGGTCAACAGCTCGCAGCCCAGATCCATCAAGCCGCCATGCCCCAGCGTCAGCAGATGGCTTACCAGCAAATGATTGCGGGGATCTCTCAGGGTGGGGAGATGGGCGGGGCGCAGGTCCAGGGTCTGCACAAAGAGGATAGGGAAAGATACGTCCAAGGCAGAGGCATCAGCGGGCTTACCTACGACCCTAAGGATGCTGGTCCTATCCGCGAGAGCATCGGCACAGTTGACGCCGCATCTCAGTCCATTGATCAACTCTTGGACCTCTCCAAGACCAAGGGCTCGCAGTGGAAGCCGAACGAGGTTGTTGCGAAGGCTCAGACATTAACCGCGATGCTGAAGGGTGCGATCCGCACTGAGATTGTGGGTCCGGGTGCAGTGAGTGAGAGCGAGTGGAAACTTCTCGATGACATTGTAGCTAATCCAACTAAGATCCTTCAGATGGACAAGAACACACAGAAGCGCCTTGAGACCCTCAAGGACACCCTCGATACAGGCCTGCGGGCTAAGGCTAAGGCGCGGGGATTGAGCGTTCCAGCAAGCATCAAAGAAGGCGCCCCGCGCTTCGGAAAGCGGTGACTCTTGGCGGATCAAGCTGCACCAGCCCCCTCTGTCGGGGACGACGACTCGGTTAACTTAATTAACCCCAACGGTCACCTCGTCTCTGTACCGGGAGCTCAGGCCAAGAGCGCCCTAAGCCAGGGCTACCGCACGCCCACGTCCACTGAGCTGACTGATGCTGAGAATGAGCAGAAGTATGGCGAGGGAACTCTAAATGAGCTCAAGGCGGGCGCTTTAGGCGCTGCTGGGGCCTTCTCCTTCGGTGCCATACCTGAGGCCCTATCCGCATCGGGCATTGTCCCGGCCGAGGAACAGGCCGCCCTGGCGAAGTACAACCCAATCTCCCGAACCATCGGCGAGGGTGTGGGGATTGGTGCGGGCGTTGTCGGTGCAATGCTTACCGGCGGCGCGAGCGTAGGGGCTGAGGCTGGCGCTGCGAGTGCGGCGAAGGCTGGCTTCGGCCTCGCTGACGTACTCAACCCCATCGCTGGAGTTTCAAAGATCGGTAAATCTGTCTCGGGCGCCGTCACTAAAGCGGCACTCCCTGATGCTGCCACCGCATCGTTTGCAAAGTCGGTGATGGGTCGCGCGAGCGGTCACGCCGCGGGCGCAGCTGTCGAGGGTGGGATATTCGGGCTCGGGCAATCGATCGATGAGCACGCCATGGGTGACCCTGACGCCTTGGGCGAACACCTCCTCCATAACATTGGCTACGGCACGGTCCTCGGTGGTCTTGCTGGCGGCACTTTATCTGCCACAGGGGATCTCTTTGGGAAGATGAAAGGGGTTGTAGCGGACTGGAAGAATCCCAAGGCTCAGGCCGAGGCTTACCGCGAAGGCATCCGCTCGGGCGCGATCTCCGAGGGTGCTGTCCCTGAAATTCCCCCTCCCTTGGGGGTGCCTGGGTCCCTCGATGACATTCAGGCCAAGATTAAGGGAGCGGGCTACCAAGGGATCCTGGCCGGGGAGCTCCCCGCAAAGCAGGCGCTTCTTGATGCTTCTAAACTTGCGGGCGATCTCGAGTACCCAGTACATGGTATTCAGCTAGAATCGTTGGCCGATGCTCGGACCCGTGACTACTACAAGGCGCTTCTTGAGTCACAGAGCGACGAGTCCCATGCGTTGAAGGCTTACGAGTCTTTACAAAAAGGGGAACTAACCAGGAAGCTAGGATCTGAAATCCAAAGTATAGCGCCAGCCGAGTCACTCACCCACGACGCCACAAAAGGCGGCGAGGGTCTAATTAAAGCGGTCACCGAGCAATACCAGGCTGAGAAAAAGGCGCTCGCTCCCGCATTCAAAGCCTTTGACGCTGCGGGCGTTAAGGCCATTGAGAACCCACATGACTTGCTAGAGATCGTGCAGAAGGCCATCCCTGGGGCGGAGGATTTCATTAAGGTTACCGCCGATACGGCAACGATGGCGCCCTACAAGGCGTCAATGCCCTTTAGTAAGACTGCCTACAATGCGATCAAGGACATGGTCGAGGCCGCTAACGACGACAAGATGACGATTGGGGGTCTGCGCAACATCCGGGAGTCCATGCGCGACTCGATCAACTGGATGAGCGCGCCACGGGAAGCCGCTCAGATCAGCTCGCTCCGCAAGGCGGCCATGGATTACATGGAGTCGCAGATTGAGCGCTCAGGCGCTGAGGCTGGCCTGAGAGACTCGTTCAAACGCTATGCGATCAACGAGGAAAACCGCAGCATCCTCGAGCGCGTGTTCGGTGGGAGCATCAGCGACAAGGCGAGCTTCGCCAAAGAGATCAGGTCCGAAGAGGTTCTTAACAAACTCTTTGCGAACTCCGTCACCGTGAAGGCGGCGAAGGAGATCCTGCCAGCCAAGACGTTTAACAAGGCGGTCGGCGATTACTTGAGCATGCATCGTGAGCTCGTTACGGATGCGGCCAAGAACGGGTTCTCCTCGCAGAAATTCTCGACCTTCCTTAAGGGCAAGCAACCCGAGCTCGCGGTTGCCCTTGCTGATAGTCCTCAGGTGCTTGCCAAGATGAATGCATATGCAGACATTATGCGCATATTACCTGACTCTCCCTCTATTAATCCAAGCGGGACCGCTAAGACGCTCAACATGCTGGGTGTCCTCAATAAGGTCGGGTCGATCCTTCACCCCATCACGGGAGCTAAAGAACTTGTAGGCGCAGGCCTTCAGTCCTTCGCTAAGAAGGCCGAGGAGCGGCGAGTGTCGGCCGTCATGAACGAAATCCTTGCGGGCAAGAGCCTCAAGGAAGCCGAAGCCGCGGCCGAGCAGCGGATGGCCCGATCCAGTGTCATGGGCATGATCAAGAAGGCGACCGAGAAGGCTCAGAAGGCCATCTCCACGGGCGCCGAGGCAATATTCAAGTCCGCCCCAGGTGCTGCCGCTGTCTTTGGTCGTCCAGGACACGATCACAAAAAGGTGACTGACGACCTCCACTCCATGAACCTGAGCCCTGAGGAGGTGCTCGATAAGCTGAACCACCAGACTCAGATGCTCTATGCACAGGCGCCTAACTCAACGGCCGGCTTCAATCAGTCCATCATCCGAGCGACCCAGTTCCTGAGTACGAAGATCCCCCAGCTCCCCCCTCCGACGCCACTTGGACCTAAGTTCGAACCCTCCAGGGCGCAAGTCGAGAAGTTCGAGCGCTACTACGCCGCCGTCCAAGAGCCCTTGATCGTCATGTCCGAGATCAGAGAGGGGACGATTGTCCCTGAGACTATCGAAGCCATTAAGTCTGTTTATCCAAAGATGTACGAGCAGATGCAAGCTGCCGTCATGGATCAACTGACCAACCACATGGCGAAGGACGGAACCGTTCCCTACAAGACCCGCATGGGCCTCTCCCTCTTTATGGGCGCGCCGATGGACGGATCGATGACGCCTCAAGCGATCCTCTCGTCCCAGCCTCAACCTGGCCAGCAGCAACAGCAGCATCCTTCTCCGAGCGGGGGGCAGAAGCGGGGCGGGCAGCTTGCGAAGCTGGGTAAGACGACCGAAATGTACGCCGATCCGGTTCAAAAACGCCAAATGGAACGCGCTCGGGGATAAACGCCCGCACAGGATTGAGACTAGGGGGCTTAAATCCCCTTACCCAAAAGGAGTCACAAGACTATGTCGAGCCGTCCACTCATTGCTCCTAATACCCAAAACCCCATTATTAATGCGGTTTCCATGGCCACAAGCATCGAGGGACCCGCAACGGTCATTCAGATGCTCCCTGGGATCTCTTACGATCTGAGTTGGACGGGTACTCCTACCGGGACCTTTGCGGTTCAGGTTTCAAACACGGTGGTCCTGGGACCAGCTGGGTCGGTCTTACAGGCGGGCACTTGGTACGACCTACCTGCCGCTGCCCTGGTCGGAACGCTCCCTACGGCCACGGGGGCCGCAGGAGACGGGTTTATTGAAGTAGTGGGGACCCAGGCCTACGCGGTTAGGCTTACGTACACCGCTGTTAGTGGGACGGGTAACCTCACCGTGGTTGCCACGGCCAAGGTGCTCTGATGAGTACTGGAAGTTACGCCCGCTATTCCCTACTCGGTGGCGCTGCAGCTAGCTCTGGGGTGACGATCTACCCCAACTTCGCAGCATTCCCCGCCAGCGCTCCAAATGGAACTGTGGCAAAAGATGCCGGAGCTCATATCCTTTATGAGTACAACTCGACCACGGTAGCCTGGGAGCCGATTGCTTCTTACACGGCCTACCAAGACGCGCTCGACGCAGCTGGAGCTGCAACTTCAATCGGTGCGCTGGATGCTCAAGCTGCTAATGCCGATGGCCTTGCGCTTGTAGCCCATGTCCTTTCCACCCAATCAGCGGATGCAACCCATCCTGGGATGGTGAACACGACGACTCAGTCGTTTGCTGGGAATAAAACGTTTACTGGCACGATCGCCGCCTCTAACCTCTCCGGAACCAATACGGGTGATGTAACCCTGGGGACAGCCAACGGGCTGAGTCTTTTGGGGCAGGCGCTATCTCTTGACCTGTCGTCAACCGCTACAACCGGGTCTCTTTCCTCAACAGACTGGAACACCTTTAATAGCAAGCAAGGTACGATTACGATTGGTGCGCTTGACGCACAAGCAGCTAATGCCGACGGATTGGCATTGGTTGCTAACGTCCTTTCCACCCAGTCGGCAGACGCGACTCACGCTGGGTTAGTCAATACGACAACCCAATCTTTCGCTGGAAACAAGACGTTTACAGGGACCATATCCGCCTCTAATCTGTCCGGGACTAACACGGGTGACGTGACAATGACTGCGGTGGGTGCTGTTCCTAACGCTAACGGCGCGTCCCTGAGCGGTCAAGCGTTGACCCTTCAGCCAGCAGATGCCACTAACCCAGGCCTGCTGACATCTGGGACGCAATCAATTGGCGGAGCTAAGACGTTTAGCGGCGGGATTGACTCGACTGCCTTAACGAACTGCACCCTCGGTGTTACGAACACGATCACTGCCGCTGACAGTACATTCTCTGTCGTCGACAACCTGGATAACACCAAAACCCTGGTATTCCAGCTAGCCAATCAGACTGCCGGAGCTACTACAACCTTAGTTGGTAGGGCCTCGGCTAATAGGAGCATTAACCTCCCCAACGCGGATTGCACCATCCTCGGTGCTAGCTCCTCGCCGGCTCAATACACTGTGGTGTTGGGTGCAGGGAGTGGATTATTGACTAGCACGGGTACCGGTACTGCTGGGCAGCCATTGCTGAGCGGCGGTCCTAGTGCAAACCCTGACTACGGAACGCTCAGTATTGGGGCCGGGGGCACGGGGCAAACGACTAAGGCGGCGGCCTTTGATGCCTTGTCTCCTATGACTACAGGAGGCGACATTATTTATGGAGGCGCCTCCGGTACAGGTACGCGGCTAGCTAACGGGACTGCGGGTCAAATTCTTACCAGCCAGGGTACAACTTTAGCGCCAATCTGGTCTAGCGCTCTCACACCGGTGGCTCCCACTATCCAGACATTCACCTCTGGATCCGGAACCTACACGCTCCCCGTCTCTCCTCGCAGCCCTCTTTACATCCGCGTGCGCATGGTGGGTGGGGGCGGCGGGGGTGGCGGGTCCGGTACTGCGCTAGGGTCCGCTGGAGGCACTGGCGGCAACACGACTTTTGGCACTACGCTTCTCGCAGCTAATGGAGGCAGCGGAGGCGGTAGTTGGTCTAACAACTTGGGCGGGGCTGGAGGCTCGGCGTCCTTAGGTACTGGTCCGATCGGAACGGCACTCACCGGTGGGATGGGGGGCTCCAGCACTTATAGTACGGACACGTCCGTACAACAAGCCGGGGGGTCGGGGGCTCCGTCACCATTTGGTGGCGGCGGTCGAGGTGCTTCGGGGGGTGCTGCCGGATCAGATGGAGCCGCAAATACGGGTGCGGGTGGTGGCGGCGGCGCGGTGAGCACTACAGCCAACGCAGGATCCGGTGCAGGTGGAGGTGCGGGTGGATTTGTGGACGCTCTTATCTCTAGCCCTAGCAGCACCTATAGCTATGCAATCGGTGCGGGAGGCACCGCTGGGGGTGCGGGAACTAGCGGCTACGCCGGCGGTGTTGGCGGCTCTGGCTACATCGAAGTTTGCGAATTTTATCAATGAGGCAATATGAAACCCTATAACTTTCCAAATGTAATCACAGCCAACCAAGTGCTGAACGCTAGCTTTTTTAGCCAGGCGATGCAGCTTTACAGTAGCTACAACTTCTCAATACAGGTTGTGTTTACTGGGACACCCACCGGTACGTTCTTCTTGCAGGCGAGCGCCGACCCTATGTATTCCGGATATCCGGGTGGATCAACAGCGCCAGCAACTCCCACCAATTGGAGCACGATCGCTGACTCTGACTTTGTCGTTTCCGCCGCTGGCGACTGCTTTTGGAACTACTCCTACCCTGGATTTAATTGGGTTAGGATTGGCTACACAGACGGAAGCGCTGGCGCTAGCACTGCTGTCGTTACTAGTTCTGTCATAAATATTAAAGGTTCGTGATTCAAACATGGGGAGTATTTAAATGTCATCCCAATTCATAGAACTGCCATTGTCCGGTGGGGGTAGCTGGAAGACTCCAGTTGATACGGCTGGATCTCTGCCCTTAGTTGGTAATACGGTTGGCGATGCGCGCGCCGCTGAAGATACGGGCGTTATCTACGTATGGACTGGCGCTAGCTGGGACACAGCTGTTGCTGGGGTCGGTACCGTCACCTCCGTAGGCCTCTCTGCTCCGGCTATTCTGAGCGTTTCCGGAAGCCCCGTCACTGGCGCAGGAACTCTCACGCTCGCTCTTGCAACCCAGACCGCTAACACTGTGTTTGCCGGCCCCCCCTCTGGAGGAGATGCAGCACCTACTTTTAGGGCCTTAGTTTCAGATGACATCCCAACTACGACAGGTACCGCTAACACGATTGCCGTATTCGACAGCGTGGGTGACCTTGTATCCAGCCCAACTCTCTCTATCGATGGGACCACTGCTGGAATTAGCCAAAGTATCATCGAACAGCCTAATAACGGTACCGGTCTACAGGTCAACTCCCTCAATATTAGCTTTGACCCGCTTCAAAACTCTCCCAACGAGAGCTACAACATCATTAACTCTAACATTCAGTTAGACATCAATGACTCTGGGTTTACCATGGGTACCGCTGGTCAAGCGGTTATGGGCCACAACATTGGATACACCCATCAAGGCACTGGGAATGTAGGAACGCTGGGCGGAACTAGCGTTAACTTCCAACTCGGAAACGGTACCGATCCAATCTCTGTAAATGGGATCTCATATGCCTATGGGTTTGGGCAAGTTTCGGCGCTCGTCACAATGGATGGCCCAATTCAGGGGTACGGCTTCCAGCCGTCGTTTAACATTGCCGCCGTGATGGGTTCAAATTCATACGTTCAGGCCTTCTACGATACTGCGTCAGTGTCTTGCGCTATGTCCCAGAGTTACACATCGTTTAACGGGACGCCCAACATTTTGTCGATCCCGAACAACAACAACTACACGGGCGTTAACATTAACCCAAGCATCACCACACTTGTTGGGAATGCTCAGATGAATGGGGTTGCTGTCGGTGGTTCAATTGGGACCATCAACTCTGGAAACTACCAAGGTGTGAGCGTCAACCCAAACGTCACTCTAAACAATGGCTCGGTTACAGGTCTTAACGTCAGCGTGACTAACGTCACCAACTTTGCTGGCGTAGTCTCAGACCTGACCATTCAGGACCTGACGTACACGTTCAACACGCCTGGAGACAACAACTCGTTTACGATTGAGTACGTTGATGACACCACCGCGGGTAATGAGTCTTTCACGATTCTAGGCAATGCGATTACGGGTCACATTGAGTCTGGTGTATCGACTGCGACCCAAGTGAAGGCCGCTGCTGACGGCAACATCAACCTTGCTGGGGCCATCACTACGACCATCTCTGGAACGGCCTCAGACCCACAGGTTACCCAGGCGGCCACTAACTTCGTAAACGGGATCAACCCGGGTACATCGAAGGCTGCTCAGTTTGACGGGGATGTTCAGATCAACGGGGCTCTCAGCTTCACGGGTGGCTTGTCCATCGGAGCGCTGAACTCGTTTGCTACAGAGGTCGTACCGAGCGGTGCAGGGGTTCACTCGATTGATACCCTGATCACGGCTCCTACGGTTGCGGCAAGCGCTACGATCACGGGCACTGACCTGCTTGCGATCAATACGGCCATGCTGCTCACGATCGGGAATAATGCTACGGTGACCTCGAGCTTCTTAGGCTACGCGGCTCTTGGCCTCCCCGCCGTGCTCTCGATGGGTACCGGGTCCACGATTGACCTGGTTGAGGGAGCGGTATTCGCTATCAGTCTAGACGGGGGCGCTACGGGTGGGACTGTGGACGAGGTTAAACTCTGCCGCTCAATCGCCATCCCAAATGGTGTCACGACTGTTACCGAGCTCAAGGGCTACTCCTTTGACCTTCCCTTTGGGGATCCAGGCACCACAACCTGGGGCTTCTACAGCACCCCAGCCACTGCTCATAACTTCATGGCAGGTGACTTGAAGATTGGATCTGGGGCAGACACTCCAGCCAACTCAAGCGTAGGGCTTGAGCTCGAATCCACGGTCAAAGCCTTCCTCCCTTCCCGCATGACCACAACTCAGCGGGATGCTCTGACTGCGATTAACGGCATGGTACTCTACAATTCGACTGTGGATAAGCTGCAGGTGTACGCGGCCGGATCTTGGGTAGACTTACACTAAGAGGAAATGAGCGATGACTAAAGAAGAAGCACTAGCAATCCTATCAAACCCGAGCACTGCGGTGGCTAACTCAGGTAAGGCGAGCCTTGCCATGGCTGCCTTAATTAAAAACGCCTTTAAAAGGCCCCAATGACCAGCCAAGATCTGATCCAGATCGGTCTTTGGATGGCTGGCGCTGGTCTAGGATTGTTGGGTAAGCTCGTCATGAACATCGCCGCGCTCAACAAAAACATCGCCGTCATTGTAGAGCGCGTGGACTCTCACGAAAAGCGTATTGATCGTCTCGAAACAAACGTCAGTCTTTAAAGGAGAGAAAAATGGAACAGCAAATTTCTGATCTTGTTGCTAAGCTTGTCGGTCTTTCGCCTATTGCCGCCCTGATTATCGGTATCTTAGGAACTCTCGTCGTCATCGCTCAGGTTGTTATCACGGTCACGCCATCAAAGTCAGATGACGCAGCATGGGACAAGATTAAGTCGATCCCAGTGCTTGGAAGCGTATTGAGCATTCTTACCAGCTTTGCTGTCATCCAAAAGAAGTAAGCCATGGGCTGGGGTGCTGCAATCCTGGGTGTGCTGTCCTCATTCCCGGAGATCATCAAAGGTTTTAAAGCCCTGATTGACTTCCTGGGAGTTCAGTTTGGTCCCGATTGGCCTCAGCGGCTTGTGGATCTTAAAGCAGCTGCTTCCTCCTGGAACGCGGCAAAGACGGATAAGGAGCGAGATGATGCTGCAAAAGCATTGGCTGCTGCTTTTAATTCTCACAAGTAGCTTGGTTACGGGCTGTAAGGGTACGCTCCCGATCCGCCCGCATACGGACATCTGCCGGGTGTCTGCGCCCTTGCCTACTCCCCAGGAGCCTGAACCCTTCCAAGGCTGTATCTGCTCGGACGGGGAGAAGGTTTGGCGCTTAAGCTTTCAGGAGTGCGATAGCTACGTGGCGTTTGTGCCTGAGCAGCTATTCAACTTCTCGGAGTACGTGCTCGAGCTTGAAAAGCTCGCAAGCAAGGGTTGCCGGATGCAGGTAAAGACTGCGACTGAGATCGTCAATGAGTTTGGCGCTCTCTACCGGCTCACGGCGGCAGTCCCATGAGCTTGAGACTCCATCACGAGGAAGGGGCGCAGTGTCCTTTATGTGACTGGAAGCTCACGACGGCTCATCCTAGGCTCGCACAGTGGTTCTGGGCGCTTAAGAAGCGCTACAAGAACGCTCACGTGTCCTGGGCGTACCGTAATGAGGACGAGCAGAAGCTGTTCTTCAACGAGGGGAAGTCTCGGGTCCTTTACCCAAACTCAAAGCACAACAAGGTGGATGCTAAGGGTAACCCCTGTTCTCTGGCGCTCGACCTATTCCAGATCGACGAGGATGGGTTAGCTCGGTTCCCTAATCCCTGGTATGCCAAGATCCACGCTGAGAATGAGGCGAACAGGGAGCCTATCGTGTGGGGGGGAAGTTGGGAGAAATTCCCAGACCTGAACCATTTCGAGCTCAAGGCATAACCCGATTTGACTCCTTTTCGGATACGTCTGTGCGCACCTCGCGAACCTTAATCTGCGTCAACGCGCCCTCTGACAGTCGTGGTGGCGCGGGGCGGCCAGTATTCTCGTCAATCCAGATGAACCACTCTCTCGGCTTGCGTTTTTTTAAGCGCCTGCATTGCTTTGGGTGTTGCGTCCAGATCTCGCCGCTTTCGGAGAGCACGTTGATCATCCCTGTGGCGGCGCCACCATAAGGACTCAGGATTTCAGCACCCGTGGAATGTACGGTCCCGGTGTAAGGCCCGTAGTGCGAGTAGACGCGCACGCGATCTCCGACCTTGAGGGGCGCTTTCACGTCACACTCTCCACCTGCACCGCCTGAGCGGTGCATTCTGGGCTCGTGGTTAGCTTCCACTCGGACGCCCAAGTCCCTAACCGCCACGGCACGGCATTAGTGTTCCCAGCCGGGCTATTGCCGTTATGTGAGAATCCAAGCGCATGCATGATCTCGTGGACGATGTTGCCCACTGACCCAGCGCCGTACGCCTCCTTGCGAGTATTGAAGTAGATCGCTCCGTCTTGCTCGTAGGCGATTGCTTTGCTCCAGAACCATCCCCGGTAGAAGCCGATCTTGATGTTGACCTCGGTCGCGAGCTCGAGTGTGGTTGCGACCTGACCTGGCGTCGAGGAGGTGAAATCAAAGCCCGCCCAGCCTCGTACCTTCTCGATGAACTTGGGGTCGCTCAGGATAGCTTGCGCGGTCTCTGCGTTGCGGGTGACGAGGTTTTTCCAGTACGGGATTCCGTTCAAGAACGTGAGATTGATTTTCATGTTTGTTACCTTTCGTTTGTTAAAAGACGGCGGGCCGGGTGATCGTTATTGCGCTTAGCTCCATTTACACCGGCCATCAGGCAGGGAGCACCCGCCGCCCATTGCCACACTCACAACACGTAGTGACCACGGGTTGATTATTAGGTTCAACAACCCGGCTCGAGCGTCCTCGTTGTGGGCCGCCGAAGGCCGCTGGTCGTATTTCGTTCCCGCAGGCTCACGACCATCCTGCGCTACGTCGGGATTGGGAGCGGCTTTCGCCATAAACTCCCGCCGTCCGAGCGGCTTCCTATGAGGTCAATCCTTGATCGACCCGCTCCTGATATGCACCGATCTGCTCGTAAAGAATCGTGGCAGCGTCGCATGCCTCCTCATCGGTACAGTTATTGAAATCAATGCGCCGCTTGGATGTTTCGATATAGGTAATTGGCTTGTCTTCCCCGAGGTGGGCGCCAGCCAAATACTCTCGGGCGTCTTTCGGATTGTTAAAGTCGTACGTTTTCATTTCTTCTCTCCTTAATCACGGTCTCGTCGCCGCCACCTACCCGGTGATACTCGGCCTTGAGGCCCTTCTTTTTTCCAAGCCTGCCCATTTTACTTTCCTTTCCTGCTACGAGGCCATCGATTTAGTGTGTCGCAGTAGCTTGAGCATCCCGTTGAGGATCTGGGTCTGCGTGTAGCAATCGTGAAGAGCGTCGTGCTCCTTGCCCGTTGGTAGATCCATTGGGTAGGCCGCCTTGCAAACCTTGCTAAAATCCGAACGGTCCTCGCCCAGCGCTTGCGCAGCCACCGAGAGGGCGCCGCCCAGTTCATAGATCCGGTAGTGGAAATCCCCCACACGCTTCTCGGTGCCGTCAGCTTGCTGCTCATAGGTGCTTTGGACGAGCACGCCCTTCGCCATTAGGAATGGCGTGTCGAAGTTCGATGCATTCCAGCCCATGAGGTAAACCTCGGGAGGGCTCGCTCCGCATTCCCGAAAGAACGCGAGCAGCGTTTGTCGCATGTCCTCGGGGGTCCGCCCCTCAGCATGGTTGCATTTCGCGTACAGTGCGCCCATGTGCTTCCTGGCGAACGCTGTGACGGGTTGACGCTCAGTACGCTGCTCGAACTCTATATTGCGCCCAGGGCGCCAGTAGCCGTCCACGTAGTCTAATTCGAGGACAGCAACCTGGAGTAGGTCCTCCTTCGCCGGATCGATCCCCGTAGTTTCGATATCAATCATGAAATGCTTTTCCATTTTGCTCTTCCTCTCCTAAGTGCGGACCTCGCACGACTATCGCGCCATCTTGGTTAAGATCTGAGTCGGTATGGCGACCCCACCAAAGATCATCGAAAACACAAAGCTCACCACGCCGTACACCCCGTGCGCCTTGTCGATGCGGTAGCTCGCAAGCCCAGCGCAGAACCAATAAAACCCAATCGCGTAGATCATTCTAGGCTCTCCACTGTGACGCTGATGCGCCCCTTCTTAGGGGGGGCTTTTTCCCAAGTCACCTTTGGCTCCCCAATCACACTAGTCTTATCATCCTCAATCACCCCCAGCTTCACTAAACTATCCACCACGTGCTTAAATGAGCCTCTCAAACCGTCCGCATCGGGCTCCATGCTTGAGTAGCGAGTGAGGGTAAGCTTGGCCTTAGACAGAGGCGTCTTGGGCCTCATATGGCCTATGGCGGCTCTTACAAGCGCTTGCCAGGTGAGGGCGTGCTTGCTCCTTACCCTCCAGTGCCTACCCAGTAAACGATTGGGCGTGAGGGGGAGTTGGGGAATGGTGAAACAGAGGAAGTACATTATTTGACCACCTCCCAGCCGTCGCCGGAGCCGTAGCCGTAGCCGGAGCCGGAGCCGTAGCCGGAGCCGGAGCCGACGCCGGAGCCTCGTCCATCAATCATTGAATCACCTCCCAGCCGGAGCCGTAGCCGTAGCCGGAGCCG